GTGTTATGGTTAATTATAACACGCCCGCCTGATAACCAGAACTTACAGGCTACCTCAATTCCTTGAGAACCCCATGAGCCAAAAGCTTCATCGGAAATGTTTAATTCCCAGTATTTCTCACGAGTAAGCATAAAGAACGAACCTTGAATTGACATGGACTCGGTTAGCCCTGTTTTTAGTTGCTCCAAATATTCTGGTCTTTTACAATATTCGTTGAAGTATTGAAAATGCGGCTCTGAGTCGAAACAGTAAGAATTACTTTGTGGCCTTTCCTTCCCTACCCACATCATTTTTCGTTTTACATTGGTACTTCCACACTCGGCACACTTATCTGGTGTTGGCCCTTGATACTTTTTCCAACCGCAGGAGTAACATTTCCAATCAAACATCCACAAGTTCCTCATGGTCGGCACGGCTACAACGTTATCTCCAGTTACTTTAAAACCTTCCAACATTTTTCTATCCCAGCCCTTCTCAAACATACAGTGTGCATCTGTTTTAACTACATACTTACCTTGTGCCAAACGACATGCCAAATTTGTCCCAGCTCTCTGCCCTATACTTTCTGGTAAGTACACAACGTTCACACGTTCATGTTGAGGTATAGCAGGTTCAGCCCATTGACCGTCCAGTACAACGATAATTTCAAAGTCACTTTCAGAATACTTTAGTAGCTGTTCTATTGTCCCTGCTAGAAACATCTCATTTCTGGCGGGTATGAGGATTGATATGTCTTTCATTTGAGCCAAAACCAGCTTCTAAAACCATCTCTCTTTTCCCCTGGGACTTTGTCTTTTCTACCAACTACAAACCACGGCTTTATCCCGTAGGCTTTTGTATAGGCTGGAAGGACATCTTTGACGTGTATTCTGTCCCAGGCACGAGGCATGGTGTAGAGATAATCGTGACCTGAGATACAGCCTCCTTTGCGGACTTTCTTTGACCATTCGTGAATATCCTCTACAACGTATTTAAATTCATGATTACCGTCTATGTAGACAAAATCTAGTGACTCATCAGCGAAATCATTGAGGGCCTCCATAGAAGTTTTCCTTATAATCGTGCAGTCATAGGGTTTCAAACGGTCAACCGTCTGTTGATACTGATGGTCGAGTTCCTTCTGCCACTCACTAACCTTAGTACTTCGATAGTCAGCGTAATCAATCCAGGGGTCTATGGCGTAGAGTTTTAGCCCTGCCTTACAGATAATCTCTGCGTATACACCCTTAGCCGTACCAATTTCGACACCTACCTTATATCCCATTTCTTTAAAGAAAGCTGGCAAATCCTCTCGGTTACAATCTGGTATTTCATATGGAGTTCCCTTTTCTTTTAGTGCGTCTTTAATTTTCATTTATTTAAAATTAGTTACTAAATCCTTCGCCCTACCCCAATAAGGGATGTCGTACGCCCGCAGTCCTCCCATACCTTTCTGATGTCTTATTTGTAAGTCATCCATTGCGTAGTCGTGATTGAAATTCACCACAGCAATCGAAGTGTAGAACTCCACCGCTTCTACATGACTCACTCCTAAATTCCTTTCCACCATCGGCCTCCCTATTTCACCAGTTGTTTTATCAGGCGTACCGTCTGGCCACTTGGCAAATCTCTCCTCCAACGCTTTTATAATTACCTCTCTATCGCCTTTCATTGAATAATTACCCCTCCTATTGCGCCAGGAATATGTCGGCTCTTTGTGGTGCTTGTCTATCCAAGTGAATAAAGACCAGTGGGTCATGTTGTAGCCGACAGCTCCATCGTCTAGTTTGAAATTGAAATGGTCTTTGTGGTATAGCGTGTCATCTTCAGCTATAGCAATAAATTTAGTCGTGGCAATCTTTGCCGCCTTAAGTATCTGCCAGTAGATATTCGATGGGCTTTTAGGTTCTGTCTGAATGATGTTTAGTCCAAAGTCTAAGGGCTTGCGGGAAACGGTGATGAGCGGTAAATCCCCCACAGCTTCCAAAAGAACTCCCCTGTGATATGAAGTCCATTGTTTGGGAAGGTTATTTTGCGTGAGAAATATTACCGTGGTATTCATGAGAATTTCTTAACTAAATCTTCGGCTGTTCTCCAGTAAGGAATATCGTATGCTTGAACGTCTCCTAATTTCTTTTTGTGTCTTCGAGCTACGTTGGCTTCAGAGTTATCTATAGTGGAAAAGAAGTCGTGATTGAATTGAACAATGGGGTATTTTGAATTAAATCTGCAAGACTTTCTCTCCGATACACCAAGCTCTTTCTCACCGCCAGTTCCAAGCTCTCCGCAATTTACAGGTGGAAGTGTCGGGTGTTTTGCGAAGCGTTCTTCAAGAGCTTCGATAGTCAGAAGTCTCGGAGCAATCATGGCTGCTCCGACCTTGTTGTCCTTTCTTGAGTATATTGCTTCGCCCCAAGTGAAAAGTGACCATCTATTCATGTTGTATCCAAAAGAGTCCGTTGGCGGGCGGAATGAGTTGAAATGTTCTGGGGTATAGAGGGTATCGTCTTCCACAAGGGCGATAAATGGCGTTGTGGCGAGTTTTGCGCCCCGTAAGATTAAAGCGTATAGATTGGAGAAAGACATCGGTTCTTGGTCAATGTAGTTCGTACCGAGGTCTATAGGCTTACGAGATATAGAAATAATAGGGTACTTACCAGCCGCCTTTAAAAGTTCCTCCTTATGAAACTTTGCCCAGCCATCTGGCACTTTATTGCTCGTAAGCATTATGATTGTTAAATCCCCCATTTTTCTTTTATTTCTTTATAGTAGTCACCCCAAACAGATAAAGCGTAGGCATAACCGTCATTACATTTAGCAGGATTTTCAGGAGTGCCGTTGTTATGGGTTCTAGGAAAGTCCCTATGCTTATGAGCGTGCCAAGAATTTTTGTTCACCATCAATCTGCCTCCGTTCTTCCAAGTTTTGAAAACTATCTCATGTGAGTCTTGTATCAATGGGCCATAACCTTCTGTTTGAAGTTTACCAATGACTTCGTCCCAATGACTTCTTTTCATGCACCACATACTGCCTTGCATAGCCATTGTTTCGTAAATCATTACGTCTTTGTTCTTTTCAGCATGACTTTTCCACTCAGAGCCAGCAAATTTCTTCGGCTCTCCTGCGATAACTAACTTAGAAGAGTCCACGGGTGGTATGTCCATAACTTCCCACTTCACTACATCTAAAAAATACCTACGTAGGGTCATAACCATGTTGTCGCTACAGTCTCTAGTTAGAACTTTGTCGTAACCCTTACCAACTATCTGATGTTCGTCCATACGCATAATCCATTCTCCCGTAGACATTAAAATACCAGCGTTTATGGCTTCCCTCATGCCACGATTTTTACCTAAGTGTAGTATCTTTAAACGCTTGTCATTTTTCAAGGGAACTGTCGGCCAATAGCCATCGAGGACGGCAATAATCTCAATCTCTCCTTCAGCATTTTCCAATAGAGAATCAATCGTCTTTTGTAAAAGAGGGTCTTTATAACTAGGAATGATACAACTAAGCATGTTTATTTCATCTCAACCCAACCACCAGTGGTGTCTAACCAGAGCATATCCTTGTCTTCTGGTGGTGTTTTACCAACATGGATACCTACAACGCCTTGAATTGCAGACCAGACTACCTTTTCTCCATCAGGTAAGGACTCTATTAAATCTCGAACCTCGTAAGCACTTAGTTGTTTGATTTCATCAATTCGGGTTTCTACTTCGAGTAGTCTAACCGCCCACTTATTCTCTAAGGTTGTAGCGTCAAAGGGCTTAATATCCTTTATGGCTTGCTCTAGCTTGTATACCTCGTTGTTCAGGAGTTTGTAGTTGTCTGTTTGTAGAGTTTTAATCGCTTTATTAAGACGCTTTTCACAGTCTTGGAGCATCGTATCCATAGAAGCGACCTTCTCGTTCACAGACATCAGGGTTTCATGTGAAACCTTCTCCATACACTTCATCATTTCGCCCTTTGTCTTATCCAAAGTCTCTCTGACTTGTTTAATTAAGGTGGAAAGTAAGCCAGCCACTTCTTTTGTTGAAGGGCGGTCTTCTGTTGCGACATCTAATAGCCTTTTTAGTCGTTCTGCTTTATCCATTGCAGTGGTTTATGTATAAATTATATCACGCATTGGCTTACTTGTATGCAAATCTATGACTATTGCAATTTTGTAACTAGTATGATATAATCCATTTATGTTTAAAATCTTCTCAAAAATAATACTGGTGCTACTCGTATCGAATTTAATACCAGTAATCATAGTGATAGGCTTGCTTTCACTGCTTATTTCGATTTTTTAATCTTGCCTACTTTTGTTACCAAAGACGCCTGCACTTTCGGATTTATGAAGAAATCTATCATCGCTCTAGGTGTGAATAGAAAAGGTGAGACAGCTTTTTCTTGAGCTAGAGTCCTTCCAGCAACCACAGGAGAGACTTTATTGCCTGTGGTTTTTTCATAGAAGTCTACAATCTGTCTCAAGGAGTCTTTGTTTGCTCCGAATAGTTGAGAGAGCTTCGTGAATGGGTCGCCTGAGTTGAAGGCATCAACCATGTCATTGTATAAGTCTATGTTGTTAGTGAACTTTCTGTTTAAATCTTCATAGGCTTTAGCTTTAGCCGATGGCAAAGTATCCTTTATTGTCTCGTTCAGAGTGTAATAAAATTTACCTAAAAATGGAGACTTAGACGTACCCCCAGCTTCGTTAGCGAATCTAGTGTAGCCACCTACAAGCTGCTTTAGTTCGTGAGTACCCTCAACACTCCAATCAGTCCAATTCTGAATAGCTTTGTAAGCTGCCTTAATCTTACCCACTTCACCTGGGTTAGTGTTAATTTTGCTCGTACTGAAATCTATTTCTCCGTTCTTTATTTTTACCCCAGCAGCATTCAAATCATCAACAAACTGATACAAAACTTTCTGTCTGCTTACCTTAGATTTAGTGCCTCCTACTATCTGCTTTACCGCATCAGCCTGACCCTGAATAAAGGCTTGTTTTGCCTTAATCGAAGCCTCACTTCCTTTATTAACTACTTCTCTCAAAGCGGAATCGCCACCTTTTATACCAATATCCGCAGTTACGGGGTCTTTGAGAGCGGACTCAACTACGTCAACACCCTCCCCTGTAAATATGCTCAAGAGTTTGGCATCTTTACCCTGTAATGATTTACCCGCAAGAGATTTCGCATCATTCACTACTTTTGAACCTGCTCCCACAACATCGGCTATAGGTGAAGACTTAGGTAGAGCTGCATTTTTAAACTCATCGAGTGTATTAAATTTAGAAATATCTATAGCATTTACTCTAGCTGCATCTGTTTCCATACCAGAGCCTTTCAGACCATCAACTATATTCGTCTTGGTTCTTTGAATCAACTCTTTCATTCCACCGAGCGAATTAAGTTCCTCTGGCGGCAAAGATTTTATGACATCGTTAGACTCTTGGAAATGTCCCTCAATTACTGAGTCCACTTTTGGGGAAGCTGCTGTTTTCGATACTAATTTATTAGTAACTTTTGAAACAAAATTAGCACTATCAACAGCTGTTTGAATATCTCCTCCAAGTCTTGCGATATTAGCTACCCCGTCTACGGTGTCTTTAAAATTTTTGTCTGTATCATAAAGTTTAACTGCCTCTTGAAGAGCCTTGCTACTACCAATCGCATCACCTAAATATTTTATAGGTGAGAGGTCAGACTTAGCTAACCAATCAATTCCTGAGCCAACCGCTCCAACTGCTTGCTTAACTCCAGGAATTTCAGTAACAGTCGTTTCCAGTGCATTAGCCGCCATACCAGCTCCCTGTCCGAAAGCCTGAACTCCCTGCTCTACGTGGAGATTTTTATTAGTTCCTGGCTTTGTTATAGGTAAGAGTTTATTAGTAATGGCTGGAGCTTCGGTGTTTCGATTAAGTATCTCTCCCATTTTGTCAGTACGAGTACTTATATCTTGACCTACAGCATCAGTTACACGAGAAAGATAAGAAGGCTGACTTGGCTTCATAGAACCATCTACTTCGTTAGGTTCTGTTTTGTTTTGCATGCTTGTTGGTACGCCAGTTCTGTAGCGGGTCAAAGCTTGCTCAACTTCTTGTCGAGATTTACCATTTCTCAATCCATAATTTATGATTTCTTTTTCTTTTGTATCAAATGCCATTTTAGTAATAATTATCTGCTCCTAATACCATATTATTGACCTTATAAACCGCATCGAGAGCTGAGGTCTCATCTTCTGAAAAGATATTCTGTTGCTGTTGCTGCATCGCCCTGCTTGTAAGCTCCTGAATTGTTTTCAGTTCTGCCTTGAAAGACTGTTCATCAATGTTCCATACGCCTGTACCTTTATTATTTTTATCCTTTATTTCCCAATCATTTATAGCTGAGGCTGCATTTGAAAGTATACTCAGTTCAGAATCAGAAAGAGCACCAAAGGTAGCTCCACGAGCTTTTGCAGCAGTGAGTTCATCTATAGTAAGACCCGCAACAAGTTTATGAACTTGACCAGAAAAGTTTTGCCCGTATCCCATAGACTTCGCCCTTAAGTCATTAGGTAGTTCTAGCAATCCTACTCCAGTTGCAGCTTTGCCCACAGTTCCCCAGAAACCTTGTGAAGTTCTTGAGAGAACTCCCGTACCAACCCTTGAATGCAAACCAGGGTCATCCATTAGAGCACCCACTGTTGAGATTTTATCTCGCATTGTTGGTATAGAAGCGACTGCCTCTTTTTGAGCTTTGATAGCATCTTCTTTTTCCTTCTTAGTTTGACCTGTAGTGTCAGCCTTCATTTTATCAATCTGTGCCTGCTTGTATTGTCTATCCAAAATTCCATTTACATCTACAACTTTAGATTGTAGTTTCCCTATATCTCTTGAGAAGGTAGACGACTTAGGGTCGAGAGAAGTAAATTGCGTTACTAGGTTTGATTGACCAGTACTTACTGCCATTTTTGCCCATTCATTCATCATCGTATAATTTGTTTTCTCCAAATCATAAGCACGATTGTTAGCGTCTTTTCTTGCCTGGTACTGTCTCTCTTCTTTCTTTGTGAGAATACCGACTATTGAATCTAGCACCTTATTCTTGTAGTCATAAGTAGCTTTAGCATCGTCAATTTGAAGCTTGTAAAGAGTATCGAGTTGTTTCTCTGCACGAACTAAATCACCTTGAGCTGCGCTAAGTTGAGCTGAAACTGGTAAAGCTTTTATCGCTGCTTCACGATTGATTGTATTTGCTATACCACCATAAACAGCCTCTGTACCTCCTTCTGCGCTTAGGGTTCCCCGAGTAGAGAGTAAGTCAGCATCCCTTTTAGCGACAATAGAGTTCAGTTGGTTTGTGTAGTTACTGACCGCTGCTTCTTTATCAGCCACTCCCGAAGCTTTTAGAGCTTTATTGTAAATGTTAGTGCTATTTGGTGGTGCTGGTCTGTTTAATTCAGCCGAAAGAATATCTGCAAAAGAGGTATCACCTTTGGTTGCAGCTGCTGTATCTGTTCCCCCTTTAGCTTCTCCAGTTGGAGAGCTAAGTGTAGAAAAAATGTCGTTTAAATACTTGCTGTAGTCTTGGGTTACTGGATTGTTGGGTAGTTTGACGGCCTGAGTGGTGTTTATATCTGAGGCCAAAACAGGTACAGAAGTAGAGCCCTTATCTATGTAGGAGCCAGAAGTGCCAGGAATTGTGCCACTACCGTATGAAAGTCCTGATGATGTAACCGCCCCACCGACTACATTACCCTGGTCATTTATGAGTTGACCCGCCGAATTAGTTACCGTGCCACCAGTAGGGGCTTTTAGAGTAGTCGAACCCGATGTAGAACCAGACTTATAAGCCGAGGTAAAGGATGATGCTGATGGTACTGACCCTGTTAATGTTATTGCCATAAATTTGTGTTGTAATAATTATACCTTTTTTAAGTCTGAGCCGTCCACGTATTTAGTGCGGAGGCGTGGTAAAGTTTCCCTCCATAAGAAACCACTTCTCCTATCTCACAGGTTGTCGATAATGCTGTTACGACAGGAACTTTCAGTCGAAAAGTGAAGTTTGAATACTTGGAAAAGTCCTGATAAGCGGAAAAATTGTTTCGATAGTAGTCGGCTTTTAGTGCCTCCATGTCTTTTATTAAAGTAGCTAGTTGGTTTTGCTCGTTCATTATGAGTTTGGAGTATTTATTAGCTGTGCTCTGCATTTGAAACCTGTAATTTCTGCCCCATCGGTGCTTTCAATTCTGAACTTGTACTCTTTACCACTAGCAAAGTCCGAACCAGTGCTTTCGATATTCAAGTAGTTCTCCTGGAATATAGGGGTCAGACCAGAGTTTACAAATGTCCCTATAGTTGTCCATGACGTATCACCGTCTATTTTGTACTTTGTCGTAACTGTGCCTAAACTTGTAGCCCAGTTACTTGTTACTGAAATTCCCAAGAGTTTTTTAGTTACATGTGGGTCACCGAAATCAATTATTTGAGACTCGTAAATAGAATCAAAATCGTACGTGGCCGCATCGTTAGTTTTATCAATCGAACCATCACCCGAGTGAGTTACGAAAAAGAAGTTAGCAGCAGAACCGAAAGCTTGGATGCCATCGGTGTCTATATTTTCATCGGTTACATCTAAGTTAAGAGCGAAAGGGGAGTTGACGTTCTTTCTACCAAAAGACCACAAACCTTCATCATATTCTGTACCTGCGGTGTTGGTCATTATTTTAGCCGCAAAGAACAGGCGGTTGTTTTTAACTGCCTTAGATTGAGGAATTGATTTGCCGACAATCTTTTGTGTAAAGACTTCTTTAACGACTTGAGGTGTTCCACTCTGATACATCTGTATAATCATCGAGCCTCGTCCCGCACCTACAGAGTTATTTAAATATCTATCAGTGATACCAACTAGCATTCCTTCGATAGTTTCACCAACACGTAATTCACCCTCCCCCCAGTCAATAGTTTCTGCAAATAGGTCAGACGACAAATCCCAAAGAAACACTTTAGAAGTTCCATTAAAGGTTGAAATAGGAGCACACCAGATTGCTAGATATTTTCCGAAGTTTGATAGGGAAGTGATTTTATAGTTAGTTGGTACTGTCTTTGCTGAATCGGTAACTGCGACAGCGGTGCTTATTCTAACTACAACGTTGTTGTATGCCATGTAAGCATTTCCATCAGCAGCAATCACTCCATTGGCTACAGAAGTAATTGTAGAAGCCACCGTTGCCAGTGAGTTTGTTATAGAAGGAGTGCCTGAAAGCAACCCCCATTTAAATATTTGATTCGTACCCTGGAAACCTAATAGATAATCTTTGAACTCAAAGAAACAGTTATTTATCACTGCCCCGTTACCTTCAGACGATGCAGGTAAAGTCCAATTACCAGAAGTAGCGTCAGCTTTATAGACGATTTTGGTTAATCCACCTCCAGTCTGACCAAGCCCGTAGAGCTTTGCATCTGTAGAGGAATAGACGAAATCTTTAACCATGTATTGCTTCATTCCAGTAGAAGTTGAACCATCGTTTGTGTCAGCTTCAAGTGAACGGTAGGGAACTAGACGATTTGGAAAAGAGAAAATGTCAAAATGCTTTGCTGTAACAAATTTATTAGAACTTGACTCACGAGGGTCATCACTGATGCCTCCATCGAATCTATTTATTTTGTATTCTACTATTTTAGACATTAGGAAAATTCTGTATTAAGTGACACTAGAGAATATCCATCTCCTCCTACTCCTCCAGCCACACCGTTAGCTCCAGCCTGTGTCGAACCATTTGTCCCAGCAGTTAGGGAACCTCCTCCACCTCCTCCGCCTCCACCCGTGTTACCTCCTCCTGTCCCACCAGAGCCAGCCGCACCTCCAGTACAGGTAATTGTTCCCGTGTTAGCGGTCAAAGAGGCGTAAAGAATGTGTACCGAGCCGCCACCTCCACCTCCGCCACCTCCGCCTCCACCTCCTGAACCTGTAGATGTACCTGTACCACCCGCTACTCCTTTAGCTGTAATGCCTCCAGTCGTGAAGTTGAAAGCTCCACCGCAGTTAATTCTTAAAGCTCCACCACCTCTACCACCAGCAGCACCATCTGCTCCTGAAACTCCGTAATCACCTCCACCTCCTCCTGCTCCTACGACTTGTTTTAGGAAACCTACAGAAATATCAGACTGTTGGTTTATAGAAGCACCCGCTGTTGGAGCGACACCCCCGTTTCCACCGTTACCGTCAACAGCTTTAAGTCCTTTGTTAATTGTAGATATAAAAGCTATGCCATCTGTGCCATCAGTTGCATGGGTAACTGATGGCCGAATACCTCCAGCACCAGCACTTGCTCCCATTCCCGTAACACTTATAGCATCGGCATCAGACGAAGTTACTGTTACTGCACCTTGAGATTTTAAGACGATTTTCGTTCCGTTTGCGTGGGGATTTGAAAAGGCTAACTTGCCCGTCCCAGTAATAGAAATCGTCGTATAGTTCTTCACAACATAAGCGGCACTAGCTAGGTTTACTGTTGTTGTTCCTGATGTAATTGTAAGCGCACCATCAGCACCAGTACCACCGAAAACGATGCCTCCGACAAGTCTCGTAGCAAGTTTAGCTGGCGTAATAAACAATTTAGCTCCTGTCGAACCTGTAGCTGTTCCTGCTGATACCTGTGCATCAGTTGCTTCTTGTGAGACACCTTTAGTCGTCTCGCTGGCATTTGGATTTCCTCCTGCATCTACGTAAGCCTTTACAGCTTTTTGAGTGGCTATCTTAGTATCTGAATTAGCCGCTAGTGTAGTGTCAGTATCAAGGTATGAAGTCTCAATTTTATCAGTGTTGAGATTGGTGAAGTTGTTATTTAAATCCGCACGAGAGTTCGTGATTAAATCTGTACTTTGTATTGTTGTAATTGAAGCCATATTATTAAGGTTTTGCTTGGTTAGTTAAAGTCGAGGTCTGTCTTGAACTATTATCAATCAGTTGGGATACTTCAAGCCATGTACGAGTCTCGGTTGTCCAAGTAGATGCGATTGAGCCCCAAGTTTCTCCCACGCTAACTTTAGATGAGTTAGCAAGCGAGGTCGTTGGTTTTGAATCGTTTGTAATGGCCATTATCGTGAGCTTCTATATACATAACCCATTGTCTTATTCTCATCTGTGTTTCGACCCATAAAATAATCCTTCATTTTCTGTTCCTCTTTCTGTAGTTCCAGTGAGAGAGGTTGCAGGTTTGGTAGTCCAAGTGTCAAAGCACCATCGTAAGCACCAGATATAACAAAACCCCTGTGTAGAAGTGGTGGCACACCTGGGGATTTTGTCGTATCAGCCGCCACAAAGTACGACGGGGTTCTTTGGAAATAAAATTTAAGTCCTGACGTCACATTCGTCGCAGGTTTAGGGTAAAGTCTAACGATATTGTCAGCGATTTTGTCGTAATAAACTGGGTTACCAGCCGTCTTCTCAAATTCATCCAAAGCTATACCGATTTGGGCTTCATCTATTGGAATCAAGCGTGTGTAAAGTCCGTTAGTACCAAGAATATCAATGCGAGTTAAGTTTAAAATGCTGTTATTTTGCTCGTCTGTAAGGAAAGAGTAGTCTGATTGGTTAGCAACTACGTTCGTAGTGCCTATTGGAAGCTTGCTATGGTTGGTATCGTCCCACTGAAATCGTCTATCTGCCCCTATAGCGTAGCCAGCTACCGTATCTAGCCAGTTATTAACCGAAGCTACGACGTTGGCTGTAGGCCATTGCGTAGAATCTACACGCATCATTTTCCTTATTTGTTGCAGGATACCAGTGTTAGTCGAAGTGTCCGAGAAAACTATAGACATTTGGTTGCGATAAGTAATTAATACTTGTGCAACTCAAGGTTTGTGAACTTATTATACCACGTTCAAGCTCTTTACCCACTATGCAAGGTTGCATGAGATGTTTAGTCCCTCTCACATAGTGGGCAAAAGGCTCGATGCCTTTTTGCTGACTACCGTTTCTTGCTGCGGAATCTTGCCTTGTAGTCTTCTAGGTAATCAAAAGTCTCAACAACCACCTTGCCGTCTTTCAGTTCAACCGTTTGTGTGTCTTCAAACTCCTTCAAGTGAGGTTTAATTTCTTTCTTTAACATAGGAATCAATTTATCCTTGAACTTTTGAATTTTCAAAGCAATCTTGTTTCTGTCTCTTTCCAATTCCTCACGCTTCTTCATAAAGGCGTAGTGTTCGTCCTTCATAGTCTTTGGAATCGCCTCAAGTTTGTCTGCATGAATTTCAGCAGCAACCTTGTCAAAAGCTTTCATAGCTCGTTCCATCTCCAATCGAGCAATCTCTCCACGAGTCGCTAGGTCTTTGTTCTCATGCTTTCCTGTAATAACTTTCTCCTTATCCTGAAGCTTATTTATTTTAAATTCTATCGTCTCAAGTTCCGATGAAATCTTCCTACCCTGTTTAACGAGGGTGTCCTTGTCTTCTATCAACTTATATAACTTTGCGTTGTCTATTGTAAACATAATAATTATTTAGCTTTTAATAATGGGTGAATTTCCCGCATGTAAGCGAGAATCACTGGCCAATTTGGGTGCGTAGTTTTACTTGTCATGTTGTTGTCATGTTGTCTATATCTTAATGCTATAAAATCTGAAGTATTGACCTTGCAGACCTTTGTTAAATCCAACCAGAATAAATAATCTTCTAACCCTAGTCTCATAGTTTTGTGTTCATCAAAACCACACCGAGACTCTGCCCAAGCTTTCTTAGAAAACATGGCATTGCAAAATACAGTGTTGCCGTAGAGGAGTCTTTCATAGTCAGCTCCTTGTGGAATATGAATATTATGTCTCGTACCAAATTGCATAAGAGAACACTGAGCTATCGTGTAATCATCGTCCATCAATTTAACGTGTTCCTCTATAGCTCCTGGAGTAATCATGTCGTCTGCGTCTAGGCACGTCACATAGTCCCCAGTGCAATGTTTGATACCGTAATTCCTTGCTGACGAAAGACCGCCATTTTCTTTTTCAAGACAAGTTACTCCAAGTTCCTTACAAACAGCGACAGTATCGTCTGGAGAACCATCAGATACCACAATGATTTCAATATTTTCATAGGTTTGTCTTTTAACGCTATTAACACAATCCTTCAGGAAGTGTGCGTACTTAAAACATGGAATTATTACGGAAACTTTTTTCATAACTTTGTATTTATAAATATTGCATCGTCAAACCATGACTCTGAATCTACATTTCCTAGAAACTTTGCGAATCTAAACCCTTTAGACTCTAAGAACTCCAACACTTCCTCGAATAATGGCGCATCCGTATACTGAGGTTTGAACTCTACTTCAGTCTTTATTATCTTGACGTTGCTAATCGCCTCTCCCAAGCCTTTGAGAATCTTTAACTCTGCTCCCTGAGCATCTAGCCAAAGTAGGTCAATTTCGTCTATATGCCTCTCTTCACAAAAGGTCTTTAAGGTTATAGAAGGTACTTTTATTTCGTTCTGCACATAAGTCTCAATCGGATAAAGACCAGAAGCCTTGAACATAGAAGATGCGCCTGGGTTGCCATTCGTATGGCTGGTAATTGTCCTTTTAGTATCTATTGGATAGAAAGTAACTTCACCATTTACGTCTGATACTGCCTTTTCAGTCAAAGTAATCATGTCCTTTAATTTACCTTTACATATTGTCAGAGTCTCTGGGTTGCATTCAAAGGCATAGACATGGGAGTTGGGATAGTCATAGGCTAGTTTAAGGCTGTCCTCACAATCACAAGCTCCAGCCTCAAATATGATTTTGACGTTCTCTTTACCTATGTATAAATCTACCAGTTCTTCCATATTTGTTGTGGTAAGGCTGGTAATTTAGTTCCTAAAGTGGCAATGGTCGTAGGGTATAACTCTCTTAATAAATTCATGTGTTCCTGATGACACTTAACATTTATCTCATCATGCGCCTTAGAGAATCTCCTGCTTCCTCCCCATTGTTTAGGTTGCATTACCTTTAAAGCACAGACATAGTTTCTATAGCCTTCCTGAATCGCACGTATGCAGTATTCAGTATCATCATGGGCTATTGGCTCAAATCGAGAATCGTATCCACCTAACTTAGATACGACTTCACCAGAGATACAAATAGGAGATTTATAAACTATCTGCCTTTCTATTACATTGCCTTCACTAAGAGGCGGTACTCTGTCCAGGGGTGGCTGAAATTCATTTTGTATTAAATCAAGTTCAGAAACATGCTTACCGTTAGTTAAAGCATCGGGTTCAAGGTTAGCTCCGTGTCTAAATCCTAATACTCCAATATTTGGAATCTGTCTGTAAACTTCTTTTATGTGTTCTTCGGTATCTGGGTCTTGCAAGATAACGTCGTCTTGTAGAATTAAATAATAATCAGCCTTTGGGACTTGTTCTAAAGCAGTTGTAATGGCTTTTGTCTCTCTAACATTTGGTGTGTGAATCTTATTGAAACCAAACTCGTCTACAATCTCCTCGCTTCTATCGGTGCAACCATCTATCACGCAGTAAACTTTGCTGTCAGCACTTTTAACGTTCTTAATCCCTTGTAGAACATAAGAGAGATGCGCTTCAGAGTTGTAGATATTTATTATGTAGTTAAACATTGCGGTATTTGCTACCCTCGCCAATATCAGCAGTAACTTTTTCCTTGTGAGGGTTGATTTGCTGGAATAACTGGCCGTAATAATCTCTATCATTGTTGTGTGAACCATCGGCAACCGTATACTGACCTGCATCACAGGCTTCTCTCCATAATTTAATTCCGTACTTGTGAGCAAGGTTCGTCATTATTGCCTGTTCAGTTCGATGCTCTATGAATCCCTCATGCTCGGGAAGGATGGTCGAAGGGTCAAAGGTCGTAGACTTTGGATTGACGCAATAGGTCAACCATTCCATTAGAAATTGGGTTGTTCTCCAGTGTCCTTTTTGGAATACCATGAATCGAGCTACGCCAGCCTGCGTTTGCCTGTACTTCTCCTCGTCTTGCCCCATAGTTATAAAGCAATCTCGCTTACACCATTTGTAATGCCTGTGTCCTTGAGCAGTGAAAAGCATGATGCCTCCAGTGCGAGCGCAAATATCATAAAGAACCGTAAAATCATCTATAGGAATACAGTCAGCGTCTGTGAATAAAACCATGTCGTCATCTTCTAGTTTAGAGAGGGCATCCCAAATTATATAAGGTTTCCAAACATACCAACCAAAACCACGTTTATGTGGATGTTCCCAAAGCCACTTATTCTGTTTATAGAAATCCTGCTCAACTATCCACTTATCGTCATAGACCCAAACCTCGTCAGCACCATACTTAGGAGCATCCTCGACAATCTTTTGAGTTGTTATGTCGTAAGCCGCACCACTAAATGTTATATATATCTTTTTCACTCTGCAACAAAGTTACTTTATTAAGAAAATCTCATTAAACTTACCCCGCTCAAGGAAAATTGCGTTGATACTATTATCACACACTAATCCATAACCCTGCAATAGCATGAAATCTATGACTGACTGATTCTTCTTCTTGGTAACGTAATCAATCACTTCAACAACAACCATTGTTGGACGGTAAGTACCCCAATCGTTAGACTTCAGAATCTCCAACTCCATTCCCTCACAATCAACTGACAGCAAATCCACTCTCGGTAGCATAGCCAAGTATTCGGATAGTGGTCGAGACTTAATTGGTACACCAGAATCGGATACTTTTGATAGGGAATCATGCTCATCAGATAGTTTGAACTTCAATTCGCCCGTACCACAAGCTTCAGTATAGAACTGGTCTTTTGGTCTAGTCTCCCTGTATTCACCAGCTAGAAGGGCATTTGGCTCTACACAAACCCCTTTCCAGCCCCGTTTGTAGAACAAATAAGTGTTAGAGAGATGCATTGGCTCGTATGCTCCAATATCCACATAATATCCACCAGTAGGCTCACCCAAATAATGGTCAACAACTAAATCTTCCCCGACTTGTGCGTATGATTCTTTCATATTGTTAGATATTTAATAGCGTTCTCCAAGTTTCCTACGTTATCGTTAAGTGAGCCAAGACCGATATTGCATAAGCGACATAATAAACCTCTCACCTTACCTGTCTTGTGGTCATGGTCAACAACAAGTTCTTTCTCCTTGCCACAAATCTTACATAGTTTGTTTTGTTCCGCAGTCATTCTAGTTAAATCTTCTACAGACATTCCATATCTACTTTTTAATTTTGCCCGTCTACTATATGTGGGAATTTCATTCTTTTTCCGTAAAATATATATTTTAATTCTATCTTGGTTCTTGGAACGCCACTCTTTATGATATTGACGAGTTTTTTCTGAAGTTTTCATTTTTAAATGGTTATCCATGAGTGCGGTGTACTAAAAACCTTGCCGTCCTTGTCCCATTTGTCAGGAGCAATGATAGTGCATTTGTGGGGATTGAGGAAAGCCGACCACCAAGAGAAAGTAGAGTTGGCTATGATTAGTCCCTCAGAACAAGAAGCCAAAAGGTTCATATCTTCTATCTCATTACCTTCAGAAAACTCACAGCCGTAGAACAGTGGTTCGTGTTTGGCCCACTCAATATCGTCAGAGCAAACTACGAACTTAGCTTTAGGAAAGTAACTCATAGCCTTTTTGTAGTAATCGAGGGGTAGAACGTACTGAATCCTATTAGGGTCTAAGTAGTCATCACGCCTTACGTGTATACCTACCATTTCTACCTTACCTATGTCCTGTGAGTATAAAGCTCTGATGAAATCAGCCGACTCAGAGAACCATTCTAAGTGTTGAGGGAAGTAACTGTCAGATATGCCATGAGTACGAGCGTAGTTCAATAGGAAAGCGTAGTTGAACATTTGATTACCTAGTCTCCCCGTTATTTTGTGTATTGGAACCATAAATAAAAAGAGAAGGCTAAACCCCCTCTTGAGCTTCTTTTAGTAATCTGCGTTTGATTTCCGAAGTGCAAACGACACCCGCATAACGAGGAGAGAAAGAGACTTTCCCACCCTTCTTTTTCATGTAATCCATCTCAACCGATTTGGAACTTTCCCATTCTTTGGTTAAGACGTAGACATCTACTTTGTGCTTCTTGAGAAGCGACAGAGGTGAAAAATTATGCGCTGGCACGACCTTATCAACCCACTTGATAGCTTCGAGTATGACCTTCTTCTGTTTCCAGGGAAGGACAGGCTCTCGCTTCTTGTACTGACGTAGAAGCTTGTCAGTATTTAGGGCGATGATTAGATAATCACCTAACGACTTGGCACGTTTGATAGCACGGACATGCCCATAGTTGATGATGTCAAACGCACCTTGCAGGAGAACTGTCTTCATTTCCTTAATATTATACAATTAATTTGCTATATGCGTCAACCCATTTATGAGCGTTCTTTTCAATGTCGTAATTCTCTAGGACATACTCCTTTGCCTTCTTGCCCATAGCTCTTCGACCTTCTTTATCGGCAATCATTTTCTCAATCTCAGGTATCCAATCTTTGTTATCGTTCACGATTACCATATACTTCGAATCCTCTGGGTTTGCTTGGTATGGACTTTTACCATCTGGGAAACCCTGAGCAATACATGGAATCTCAAACATCGAGGCCTCTAGAAACTTCAAGTTAGACTTGCAACGATTGAAGTAATTATCTGCTCTCGGAATAATCATCATGTCGAGCTTTAGAGAGTTGAGTTTGTCATAATACTTATCAATATCAACGTAAGGATGCCACTCAACGTCAATGCTATCGAGAAACTTATACTCATCGGTGTAAGTCTCCCCAACCAACTTATCGTAACGATTAGAAGGCAGGCAAAAGTACACAATCTTAACGCGTTTGTCTTTTTCAAAGTGATTAATTATAGGGGCTAATATATCTATGTCCGAGGACACACCAATCGAACCTGTGACACCGATTCGGACTACATCAGTTTCATTTCTTAGAGGTTCCTCAAAATAAAATGGGTCTACACAGTTAGGTAGGACAACTACGTTAGGGTTTAGCTTTCTGTATTCTTCGGCTAGGAACTCAGTAGAACAGGTAACCAAGTCTGCTTCCATGACAAAGGCATCTACGTACTTGTTTATAGACTCCATACCACGCTTAACTCTTTCCTCAGTAATAAATTTGTTTAACTTAACTGTCGAATTGTCTTTGTAGGTATCATCGTTATCAAAGACTATCTTCTTACCTGTTTGTTTAAGCAACCTAGCTAACTCCAACCTCTTAGGGTCTTCAGCTCTATGGAAAACTACAACCTCAGAGGCTAGAGCGGCATTCTTTTTATTCTCCTGAGTCTTGTTTACGGGAGTAATAGAAGTCTGGTCACCATCCCATCCGTTAGCAACAAGCGGTAACAAACACCTCACAAGGTAACAGCCTGCATGACCCGAATTTATGTAATATGCTCTCATTTAATTAGGACATGATTTATAAGTAAACTTTTGCTCTTCACCATCAAGGACTACGGTCAGAACTCCATACCTTTTGAAATCATCAATAGATTTGCACTCTACATTCTCTTTAGCGAGTTCTAACTGTCTAGCCATCTGCTCTCTCTTTAGACATTCCTCACAAGGTTTAACTACATTCGTTACTGTCATTCTTTCTTTTTTCTTTTTCCATTCCGCATCAATAAGAGTTGCATTACTATGAATCAAAGCAGCGACATCTTCATAGGTCATAGCTCCAAGCCACCGCAACAGCATTCGTTTCATCTAATTTAAAACTAGTTTCTCCTCCACGTTTCTCTTAATAATCTGCTTAGTTCTAGGGTTTATTTCATTACCATTAATATCAATAAACACTCTTGTCGTCTGTATGCTGCCAGTACGAACACCGCCTTTTCTAGGGACAACTGATTCCTTTTCAGTTATACCTCCAAATTTCTTATTTAGTTCTATTTTCATTAGGTTATTCTCAAAATCTTGTGGGAGACAAGGGATTTTGAGCACCGAGTCCCCCACAAAACAACCTTACTAAGGTCTATCCAATTGCGTGAGTCTGGATACCAACACCACCTTCATCTCGGTTCTCAGTTACACCGTAGAGGATATCAGCAGTTGTTACTGTCGATAGGTACTCTGGGATGTAATTTGACTGAACTCGGATGCCACCTGAACCAACCATACCTCCTTCTGAGCCTGAACCTAGAGGAGAAGTTGCCCAGTGAATAGCATCTGGGTGAGCGAGGGCGTTGTAGCGACCTGCTGAACCAGAAACAACAATGTATCGAATGTTGTTTGAGATAAATACTGGAAGGCCGTATAGGTATGCTGCAGGTTTCTTAGCTGTTGGGTCATTAACAGGAGAGTTAACAGCTAGAGAGAACTTGTCGAGCTTCTGAATCTGTCTCCAAAAAACGTTAGGAGTTACGAAGAACGCCATTTCGTCTACTGGCACGTTAGCTGCTTCTGCAATTGCGATAGCGGCACGAATGTCGGAATCTGCAATTGTCGTTGTCGAAGAACCAACCTGGTTTGAGAAGCCTGGGAAGAGGTTAGCAATAGCGGTATCGAGTTTCTTAGCAATAGCGTATGCAGCTGAACGTGCATATCTTTCCATTGTAGAGTACGAGCGCTTAACCTGAGCTGCTTCCTTGTCTTCTATAGCAAACGAAGACTCAAAGTGCTGGTCAATTGTCAGTGTAATCTTAGCGTCTGTTGGGTCTTGTAGGGTAACTGCTGTTGCATAAGACTTAGCGGATGCTGTGAGTTCACTTATTGATGGCGTATAAAGCGTGTCGCCACCTTCACGTACCTCATCGCTTCTGTCTGTGAAGAAAGGAGCGCAAACCAATTTGCTCTTGTAGAACTCGTTGATTTTCTCACCCCAGATTTCTGGAATGAAAGATGCTAGAGATGTAGCACCCATTGAACTTGTAGGAAAAGCCATTATGAATAGTGTTAAAACTAGCTAATGGACATCCCCTGAGAACTATTCAGCCATCATCTTCTTTACCATTGCCTTGTGTTCGGCTGCTGTAAGTCCTGGAGTTTTGAAGTCCTTCTGAACTCTCGCTGAACCTGCTCCACGAGACGCTGGCATAGACGCTGCTTTCTGCTTTTGTTCTCTTTCAAACTTTTCTTTTATCGCAACAAACAAAGGACTAGTCTGCGCTTTGATGAAAGAACTTATACCCTCAACTGCGGCAACCTTTTTGAGACTCACAAGGAGTTCATCGGGCATACCGTTGGCGAGTAATACAGTTTCCTCAACAGATTGCGGGGACGTCACTGTCTGAGCTGGAGCTTTGGCTAAAGGTTTTAAAGTCTTTAATTCGGCTTCGGCTCGTTTGGCTCTTTGGTGAAGCTGGTTCCATTCCTCTTGGGAATAGGTCTTAGCTTCAACTGGAGCAGGAGTTTCAGTTGTTTCCTCTACAACAGGTGCTTCAACCACCTCTGGTTCAGGATTTGTGCCGTCCTGTGGCGTTATGGTTTCATCCATAAGTTTTAGATAGTTTATGCAGAGCTATCGTGCTATTTACGGTTTATGCAGGGCCGTAGTGCTATGAAAGGTTTTTAATGAGGTTACCCTTCTAAGCCCTCAAAAGATTATTTGCCTCGTTTGGCGTGATAAATCTTTACTTGTGCATTCTTCTTAGGGAATCTGTCCTGAACTGGGAAAGGAACCTTTGGAGTTTTGTTAGTTTTTTTCATTTATCGTGTTGTTTCAACTATTACTTTGTCTATTTTACCATACAACTCTGACAATCTGTCAAAAGCCTTATCAACTAATTGTCGTGCTTCTGCAATTCCACTGACATCTTCTTTGTTAAAGGTCTTCTCTACGGCAATATCTTTCAAAGTATTTATGAGAAATTCCTTAACGGCTTCTCTTTCGTTTTCGTTGGCGTAGAACAACCCTAAAGTGGAAATGGTTTTCATATTATGCGGTTACTGGAGGTGTTAGGTCAGTCATTTGTGTTTGTGGCATCGGAGCTGGAGCTGGTGCTTGAGCGACTTGCTTAACATCTCCTTTAATCCCCAAAGACACAGGTGAGACACCTGAACCAGCCAACTCGACAGCTTCATTGAAGAGCTTCGCTAGTACAGGGTTTTCAGCTATCTCATACTTACCTGTTGCAGGGTTGAGAGACTGAACGTAAGTAGCCATCAAACCCTTTAGGGACTCTAGGATAACTCCCTTATTCTTCTGCTCACCTGTTGTGAGAACGGTTACTTTGCATTCAATATCATCGAAGTAATTATCTGGTACTTCAATAAAGCGTTTCTTTCCTAGTTTCTTTATGTGCTTCTTGTAACCATCGGTAATGTCAGCCTGTTGCATTGGGCTCACAGTATTACCAGCCAAAATCTCTTTCTTGATATCCTCGTTAGCATTCATAGTAGCGAAAGACTCATCAATTATTTCCAGTTCAGTATCAGAGAACTCTGAAACTAGAATATGCTCGCTCTTAATTTTTTTTATCAAGTAAGGGATAACCCATTTATCAAATATCTTAGTTAGATGTATACCCCATTCCTCACGTTTGTAATCAAAAGGCTTAGTAGCTACTTGGTTGAGTAAAGCAGTCTGAGAGTAAGGTGTGCCTGATGGCGGCTGTTCACCTGTAATAGCATTGAAAGAAGAGGTAACGTTATCAGCCTGCATTCTCCACTGCTCTCTCATGTTTTGATAGTTGCCCAAAGCTCCAGGCACGAGACTGAAAGCCACGGCCTTCTTGTTGGTTTCAATTTCGTAAACCTTTCCGTGGTCATGCTCCAAAACGTTGTTACCCAACTTAGCGGAATCAGTGATGATACCTGCTCTACCAGCCAATTTCATAGCGGTGTTCTCTTCAACTACAGAATCATTAGTCCAAACCTGAGCTTCTTCTGAGTCTTCAATAACACCTCGACCCAAACCATAGCCGTTATCTTCCCAAGCTAGGTACTCATAGTAATCACCCATCTCACCAGTCAATTCCTCTGAGTTAAGTAGGAACTTACTACCGTTTACATTAGCTGTGAAATATCTCTGTAGAGAATATGTGTATTTATCTTCTTCGTCATACTTCTCACCCTGTGCGTCTTTGAACACTGATAGAGGGAACTCACCCGTAGTTTCGTAAACATCAATCGAGGTTGGTCTGTCAGAAGCTTTCATTCCTTTGTGAGCCTTGAGAACATCAATCACGTTATCCCAAACAGCTTTCTTCTTCATCAAATCAACAGGCGACATGTGATGAAGTTCAACGATGCCACCACCCAAGATGTTGTTTTGGTCAGTCCAAAGATTCGTCCATTTAACCACCTGAATGTCTAATTCCTTCTCTTCGTCATAGCACTTCTTAACTAGATAACCACCATACTTGGGGCGAGTATGACCCATTACATTTAGAGTTTTAGAGAACTCAGCTTCTTTCATCCACTCGTAGCCTTCACGGTTAAGTAGCATGGAATGAACTTGGTACTTTGGGTTATCAGATACTATCTGAATATCCTTAATGTCTAGGTCTGTAGCCGTTTTAGCCAAAGCGACACGGTAATTTACTATGTTATAAAAAGGTCTAGGTCGCTTATTAGCCCCTAGATTAACGCCTGGCTTACCGTCTACACCGTCATACTGAACTAGATAACGAGAATCGGAGTAGTATTCACACATCTTTACGACCTGAAACTGAGAGCGGTAGAGACCTGTAACTTTCTCTAAACTAGAGGTTTCATAATTCGACTTAATATCGTCCACTTCACTAAAGATTTTGTATGATGTTGTATCTTTTGCCATATTTGGTTTGAGGTGTGCAACTCACCAAATATTGTAATGATTATATTATACCATTACATGACATGACCTACAAAGCCAAACTACGTCAAGCGGCTTCTTATAATCTACATGATGTGCTTCTATTGTTCGCCCACCAAGTTTACAGTTGCTACACTCTCCTGGTTTTAATAACTTACCACTTTTTATAGCTCTGTGAACTTTAGCTCGAGCGTTTTGCCTTTTTTGGTACTTAGAAATAGACTTGTAAACGGCCATACGGGTTCTCAATTTACCGTTTTTTGTTTTTCTATAAGCCGCAGCTTTTTCTCGATTGCAGTTTCGACACATGTACCACTGACCATACTTGCTCTTACTGTATTTCAGTAAATCTTTATTTGAATGACAGTGACTACAATTTTTCTCCATCTATTTATAATACCACACCTATCTAGTATTAGACGACAAGTTTCTTCTAGCTTCATAAAATTGTCTTGCTCTTTGTTCAGGAGTCAGCACACTAGTATTTTTATTTGTACACAAAGCATAACGTAGAGCATCGAGAGCGTGGTCGTGTTCTTTGATTGGGTTCTCATCCTCGTTATGGTCAGGTCTTTTCTCAGGGTATGAATAGGTTTCTAACTCACTGATTAAATTCACGCAAGATTTATGGATACGTAGTTTCCCTTGTTTGAGTAGTTGTCTAACTCTATCAATACCATTCTTGATTGAGTCTTTATTTTTAATTACTTCGACTACGTTTATTCCTTTGGAGTTAAGAACTTCTATAGCACTAGGAGACTCTGGGTCTGGGTAGACTTGATTGAACCTGCAGGATTTAACGTATTCAGCTATTTGTTCTTCTGTTCTACCTGTTTTGTACCATTCTTCCGTAACATAGTAATTCTCATCTGAGTCTCTTTTAACATGGATAACTGCGGTGGGGTTTGTAAATCCGAAGTCAATACCCGCAAAGCTCTCAACAAAGCTATCGGGTGCAGTGTCATACACATGCCTTTCACGGCTAAATTCTTTGTAGACGAGACCTTGCTGTTTCCTGAAGTCTGCCATGTATTCTTGGGCGAACGTGTCTTCGGGTTTCGATAGCTTCTCTCTTTCGATTTCTTCTGCTGGTATGTATGGGTTGTCAAAGGATGTAAAATGAAATGATTTATAATTTGGGTCTTTTAACTCCATGCCATATAGGTCATAGAAGTGATTAAAACCTTTAGGCGTAGAGATGAACATAGCACTGCCCTTTCTATCAATTAGCGTTGGTGAGAGTACTTCATTCCAACCAATCCAGAAGTTACGATACGAAGAGACTTCGTCACAGACTATAAAATCATTAGCCAGTCCTCTACCCTTGCCTCTTTCCTGTACTGATTCCCAACCGTATAGAGCAATCATGGATTCCCCGCCATCTTGGGTCATTATCTTTATCTGAAGTAGTGATTCGTTCTTGTAGGTAATGACGTTCTCACACTTTTTAATAAGCATAGACCAGGTGATTTCTCTAGCATCATCACGAGTCGGAGCAAAGTAAGCTACTCGTCTATCCTTCTTAGCTATAGCCACTCCTATCATCTCTTCAATAGCGAGTACTGTCTTACCGAATCTACGTCCACAACATAGAACACGGAAGCGGTGCGTATCTTTAGCTATTTGACTCTGGCTGGGTGTTAAGCGCATTTTTAGCAACTACTTCTTCTGGTAACTGGATAATAGGTCTACCTGCACTTGTGATGTCTGTATCTTGTTTAGGCATGCCCTCACTCATTTTCCATACTAGTTCTGCTGGTAATTTACTCATAAATTCTAGCTTCTCGTCATCAGGTAGAGCTTCTAAATACTCACGAGCAAAGGTCTTCATAGATTTAGAGCCTTTTACTCTACCTCCAGGGTTACCGCTCTGTCCTTTTACAAATTGATAGCCTTTAAGCCAATCGTACTGCTTTTTATGCTGCTCTTGAGTTTCCATTTGTATTAAAACTATACCACAGAAATCCATAATACTACAGTCGAGGATTTGATAATTATTTAACCTCTTTCATTTCCAACACATTTGCAGCCTGGTCACCAGTCATCATCATTGTCTTTGGATAACCTAGTTGAAGTACATACATCAACTGATTACTAAAACTAGTGTTGATAAGGTCCTTTACGGCTTTTAGCTGATTTCTATCGCTTATTGCCGCTTCCACTATGGTCAATACCCTTCCCTGTAAAAACTTAATCTGCGAATTAACGACATCCACACCTAACTTAACTTCCTGGCCCAAAACTTCACTTCTTGTTTTCATCTTAACTTTACTTAACTCAACTGTAGTACTACATATTCCTATTCATTATTTCAAAGAAAAGAGGGAGTATTACGTCCCCCTTGTTAAGTACCAGCAAATCTACGGGTACTGTCTCCTATTAGAGGCGGGAGAAACTGTGGAATAAACGTTGTGGCTGATTCTGTTTGAGTAAGACGAGAGAGTAGGTGTGAATTGAGACCATCACCAGAAGCTATTAAACATTCCTGGCATACGGTAACTATCCACCTTGACCCATTCTCTTTCTTACCAGCAGAGATACATTGCAGCGTTTTTTTCTTGCAGTGTTCGCAATTAGTAGGTTCAATTGTTACCGTCATTTCCCTTTAATTATAGCGTATGGCCTGGCTCTTGTCTCTCTTTATGGTCAATCAACCAAGCTAAAAACTGTGCGAATTTCATTGTTAAATAAATCGAAAATGGGAAAGCTGCGTAACCCAACAGAGCAGATATTAGTATTGTTTTCATCTTAATAATTTTCTATTAGTTTAGCTATGTCTTCGCAAGCCTCATTGTAAGCATTCATCATCAGTAATTCCTGAAAATCTATATTCTTTGCATCACTTTTAAATGATGGTACAGGATGTTTCTTGCCTCTCACCTCACTAGCTAGAGATTTGAGTTCGTTATTAAATGCGCCCGTCATTAAGTTACGATACTTAGCAGGTATGGGTTGAAACTTCTCATCAAACCTCTCCCTCCACGATATGTGTTTAGTCATTGGATTAAAGATTAAATGTTTCGTGCTTTCTAATTTCAACTACAATATCGGTAGTTATTTTCTTCATGAAGTCCCTAGTTGTAGAGTGGGAATAGTCCAGTTTTCCTCCTTTTGTACTATTACACTTCTGGCACACCATTTGTATCTCATTTTGAGCGGGGATTTTAATACCAAATTCTGGAAGCATTTTCCTAAACCACTTAGGGATAATATGGTCTTCCGTCATTTGACTTATAACATCGCATTTCAAACATTTACCTATAGCCATGATATTACTTTTGTTTAATGCTTCTAATGCGGGAGGCGACATCAATCAGATATTGATTGTAATTTCTTCGTACATTCGCTGTTCCCATCTCCTCCAATATTCTCAACACCTCCTCCTATTTATCGGCTAGGAGTTTCTCTGCTTCAGATTTACCGAGGTCATAAGCCTTAACGATTAAATCTTTCAATCCAGCCCATTCACATTTTCCGCTTACGGTTTCCTCTTTCAGGTGAAGTTCCTTACAGATAGCAAAGAATTTATCCATGATACTATCCCATCCCTCTAGGGTGTTCTCTACAACGATGCAATAACAAGGATTATTCGGTCTATGGCAAACCCCACCAATCTCTAATTCTCCGTTTCCAAGTAATTCTTGCTCTCCACAGACACACTTCCCTTTCTCTACAATGGTATGGCAGGAACATTCGCAAATTAAAGGATTTACGTCTCTACATCCCCTGAGACACTCCTTCCCACACTTCCCTTTACCGCTCTCAAAATCAGCTGTAGTTGTCATAAAACTCTTCGGCTCACTTGCCTTTTCCTCTGGGGTTCTAGCGTCAACGTAGGTACTACTATTACCACAATTAGGACAGTCTCTTAGACCCTGATACGTTATATGAGTACAGAGCTTTATTTGATTAGAATTTATTGGTTTAGGAGCTAGAGTTATTTTTACCTCCTCTGGTTTGTTTTTCATTTGGATTTAGAATTTAATGCTAACCATAAATTGGCGACAGCTTCTTCGGGGGTTGGATACTCATCCCCAACCACTAATTCGTATGTATTGTTTGGATAACCCTGTTGCTTTGCTGTGTACCAAGTATTTCGTGGACTTTTGGTTAATGAAGAAAACTCGGAACACGCCTCTATAAGCTCGGAGAGGGTGGGAAGGTAAGGCTGACGACTACCATCTTTATGTTGAATCCATTCTTGTATTGGAAAACCCGCATCCTTCAACTTTTTGGCTAACTCATAGTTCATTTTAATTTCGGCCAATTATTCTTCCTAATAAACCCACCCAACTTCTCCAACTTCACCTCTTTAACTACCTTAACTTCCTTCGGCTTCCACTTAATCCATTTGTTTATGTACTCTGTGGCGACCATACCTATACTGTGGATGACTTCTAACATGTTATTTTTAATTACTAGTGGGTAGGAAAGGATTTGAACCTTTCGTGTAACTCACGCAATAGCTTTCGTGATAAACCCAATTGCTTAACATCGGGTGCAATCGACCACTCTGCCACTACCCATAATCAGGCCGATTAACTGTCTCGGCCTTTAATTTACTTTTTCTTTTTCAATCTTCTTAACTCTGCGTTTACTATCTCAATGAACTCGTGCAACTTGAAGTCCAGTACTGCTAACTTCTTACATATCTTGTTCAGTCGTATCTGTGTTTTGTTGTCCATGTTTCTTTGTATTAGGGGCTGGGGCGAAATATTGAATGGAGTAAACTAATAGATTCCTCCGAGAAATCCCTTTGACTACCTTCCGATAGCCAACATCCTTCAATATCTCCCACAACCTCCAATACACCCTTAGTTACTTCGGGCGCACTACTTATCTAGTAATTTTCCAATTCCTCATTACCTTCTTAATAGCCGCACGAACAAACTTTGTTTCTACAACACTTGAATAATTACGCTTAGAATATTTACCCAGGCAACACATTGTATGTTGTAAGATTTCTCGACTCAGCTCTCTGTAAAACCCTTCTTTGAGAGCTTAAAATACAGCACTTTAATTAACCTTATTAAGTCTATGGGCTGCCATAAAAGCAAAGACAGAGAAAACTACCATGCAGAGACCTATAAATGATGTGTTTATCTCAGTAAAAGCACTAGCCCAAGTAATAATCCCACTAATCATCACCGCCATAGCCAAAGTTTGATTTTTCAATTTATTATTTATGTTTAATCTCAACTGCTATTTCATGACCGACCATATCTTTGACTATTAAATTCCTAACTACTCCCGACTCACTCTCTTTTTCTCTCTTGGCTACCCTTTTAATATGTTTCTTATGCTCTGGTTTTATGCGGTAGAGCACACCGACTAATTTTTCTTTCATATTGTCATGCTATCATATCCGATATATAAGTCAAAATAATATGGGGATAAAGTAGTGGATAAGTATGTAGTTGACGCTATTTGTGTGCATGTTATTATTAAGGGGTTAGAGAAAATCTAACCACGATATGTCCAAGCAACTAGGAAGAGTCAATCAGAACCTTTTCATGATTCTCTAGGATGACCTGGAGTATCGTGAAAGGGTTTTTTCTTTTGAGATAAACAATATAAGAAAGGGAGATTTAAGGGCAACCTCCAAACAAAAACGCTCCTTAAAGAGAACGCAAGCGCCTTCCCTTCCGAACAGTCTGTTTAAAGATGTGTCATTTCATTTTTAAGTAGGCTGCTTGGAGGGCGAGAGCTTACATCACGGACTGTAAGAGATTGGATACGAGTTCTAATTTAGATGGTCTTATATTCATAGCTTTTAACATCAAAGATAGTCATTATCGGATGGGGGAACTTATCTAAATCTCAGATAGTTGACTTATAAAAGGAATATTGTGGAGAATGAAAGTTATCAACATGTGGTACTTGCATGATATATTATCCGATATATACTATAAGAGTAGGTTTAATAACAGTTCATTGATATACGCATGGGTGGAAAGTAAGAAAGGAACGTCTCTCTGGATTCAGGTGCTACCAAGTCACTTAAAGAATCTCGAAAGAACGAAATCGTCTGAAATCTACTCAGCCGCATATCAATGAAATAAAAAAAAGAATCAAATGACAAAAAAACAAACATTGGAATTAGTTGGAGCATTCGTTGGAGCACTGACGGTTTACGGATTTATAGTTTTCTATTTATTAGTAATGACACCTCAATAATATGAAACTACTAATCAGCACGGTGTACGAGATAATTAAAGACGATGGTGAATCCTTTAACGAGGTAGTCGCTAGAACCGAAGTGGACATCCCAGACAAAGAGACTATCCCTCTAGTCCTAGAAATCCATGAGGAAAAGGTCGGAAGGCTTGAGAGAATTATTAGAACTCAACTTAAAGATTTATTAAATGACAAAATTTAAAGAAGGAGACTTCCTCGAAAACTTCCAGCTAGAAAATGACCCTCGCACTGTCTTACAGATAATGGAGCATGACAAGCAAAGATATTTATTCCACGAACTGTTTGAAAATCTAGTGGATAGGGGTCAAATAGACAGAGCTAGAAAAATCGCTTGGATACTGGATAAGGAATATGGAGTAACAGTAGACGGTCTTAGAGAGAGTATGAATCCTAACTATTAAACAAATGAAATTCATAATTGAGAAGGTGGATAATAAAAGTAACGACTGGAAGATTACAAGTATAAAAGGGGAGCAAGGAAACGTGATAGCCGAAGTATCAGTCAACCGTGTCAATAAAAAGGGTGAGACTTTCCCTAACTTCGATGGAATTATCTTAGGGGCTACGATAGACGGAGAGCTATGGACTAGTGCTACTGGTAAAAACTACCTGTTTGCGCCTAAACCAGCCTCTACGGGGGGTTCTAAGGGCAATCCAGGCATTGCTAAGGCGATGGAGAAGAAGAATGAGTCTATTGCTAAGTTCCAAGACTCTAAGGAAACCTCAATTAAACTGGCGGGAGCAATGAGAGACGCTGTGCTTATTGTTACGACCTTCTACAAGGACTTACAAATGGAAGACGGAGACATCGAACTTAAAATAAAACAATGGAGGAATTGGTTTCTTACTAATCACGGAAACGAGAGCGATGTTAAACAACCATTCTAATGTTTAAGCCAACCCAACCAGTCCAGTTGCATGGATATAAGCACAAAGACCGCAGACAAATTATCGAGTGGTATGTGCAGAAATACGAAACACCCGTAGAGGTTGTTGGACATGAGATACCTGTATTGAAGATGCCCGCTAAACCTAAATTTACCGTGGCTTCTCTTTACGCCTTTAGTAGGACTTGTGTGTCAATTATGATGCCATAATGAGTGATAAAATTTCGCAACGTGAGCGTGTAGAAAGGGACCTCAAAAAGAATGGCTTTGTTTCCAGGAATTTCTACGTCAACCTACCCTATAACAAAATACTTAGACTGGGTGCAATCATTGAGAAGATGAGAAAGGAGGGTTGGGATATTAAGACTGACGAAACGACTAATAAAGGCGACTGCATTTACCGAGTTAAACCAAAGAGGGTTGAGAGCTATGTGGTCGGAACAGGAGAGGATAAATACATTTGGCAGAAAAATATATGGGTGTAATATGACAAGAACACAATCCTACAAATTAAATACAGGACACAGGGGAAATGTGAATAAGATACAAGACCAAGTTAAACTGGGTTTTTATAGCAGAGAATGTAAGGCCTGTGGTTGTACAATAACGAGAAAGATTTATAGCAATGGTGTCTATGAAACTTGGCCTAGGTTTTTTAAGAGGAAAAGTTGCAGCAAGGAATGCAAAGTTCTACTCCTAAAGGGTAAAAATAATCCTAACTATAAGGGGGTGATGGATATTGCTTGTAAATTTTGCGGAAAAAAAGGACTCTGGCATCACGGAAAGAACAATCATGCCTCAATGTGTGGCAATTGTTACGCTGAAAATAGAGGAGAGCCGTACAATAAGAAACCTACAGAGGTTGTTAATTGTTTGTGGTGTGGAAAAAAACTTTTGAATAGGTTTGCAGATGGAAAATTGAAACCTGGAATTAGACGTTTCTGTAATTCTTATTGTTCTGGAAAAGCCAGACCTTTACAAAGAGTTGTCGTTAATTGTATTGTCTGCACTAAATCTTTGAGTATACAACCGAGTCGAGCAAAAAATAAAAAATGCTGCTCACATTCTTGTGCAGCAAGGAGTAAATTACTGAAACTATGAAGTTTCAAATAATTCTACATAAAGGTCGAATGGAGGTGGCCGATTATTGGAAGGCCAGAATTAATGACGCTATAACGGCCAATGATGACAAACCTTTAAGAGCGGAAATAAACACTATAACGCCTGAAAGTAGGCAACAGAGGAAATACCTACATGGCGGCTTAATGCCCCTGCTAGTCTACTTAGACGGCAATGATTATCGGGACGATGAGACCCTAGAGCACTACTTCGAGCACTACAAGGCTGAGTTCACCCCAGAAGTTCTCAAGATTGACGGTAAGATACAGACGTTTGGAAAGAGCACTAAAGGGGGAAAAGCCCTACGGAATTTTATAGACAAACTGCAAGACTATTTAAACGAACACTACGGTATTTCATACGACAATCCAGCTATAAACCCTGACAAATTTGTTGAATGGCGTGATACAATATCTATGTCAACGAACGAATCCTACATCGAGTATTGTGTGAAAATGAAATGGTTAAAAAACCTAAACTAACTGTAAAGAAAGTACGTAATCAAGCTGATGCTCTTTTGACGCCTATTGTAAAAACACTTAATCCAAAATGCCTACTTTGCCCTAATCCAACCCAAGTAGCTCATCACCATGTCCATAAATCCAAGAGTACGAGATTAAGACATGAATTAGATAACTTAATTCCTCTTTGTAACGCTTGCCACCTGAAGCTTCACTGGGATGAAAGTTACTGGGCATCAGTGATAGTGGAAATAAAAGGACTAGCGTGGTTTGCTAGACTGGATAGGATGAAAAATGAGATTGTGAAGGCGGACGTTTTATACTACAGCATGCAATTAGGAAAACTTAGAAGTATTTTTAATAGATTAGGAGAAAAATATGAGGCGTGAAGCAAAAAGCACTTGTGTATCCAAAGAACGATTTGAAAGCTTGGATGTAGCACAAGCAGTTGCAGACTTATACGTGAGAGATATAGGGGTAAGAAATAAGGTATATAAATGTTCTACCTGTCTTAGGTATCATTTGGCACATATAAATAAACATCAATATGGACGTGCTGTAAAGAAAATAAGAGAACAAATAGCAGAGAGCAAATTCAATTATCACTGGACTAAGCACGTTAGACCAAAAAGATAATATGCAAATATATACTCAGGACGGTAAGTATCACGATACTTTATTTGAGATGCCAAAGGTAGCCAAGAAAATCGACTACGACTATCAAGAGTTAGGTGTCAGGATGCAGGAGTATTTTGGTAACAAAGAAGCTAGTCGTATTTGGTCTATGTTTTGGAAAGTTCAATTTCCTGTTCTGAAAGTAGAGGATGCTTTTAAAATCTGTCAGCAAAAGGGGATTAAGAATATAAATTATTTATTCGGCATTTTGAAAAAGCTATGAGTGACTACGAGAGGCTATGGATGCACAATAGAGGTATCAATTTAGAAGAAGAGATTAAACAGTCTCCCTGCATAAAAACTAACGAACCGTATCAAGGAGTCTTGGATGATATTGAAATAGCTTGTATAGACTCGCCTCAGACTAAAGTCATTTGGTGGTATAGAAACAAGAAGGAGGGCGTAAGACAAAGAAACGTATGAGATGTCCTGACTGTAACAAGCCTTTGGCTGTACCTACATGGCATCGTTGTAATGATTGCCAGGAAAATAGAGCACGAAAAAGGGCTAAAGAGCGTTATTTAAAGCAAAAACTCGCTAGAAGTGCGAGTTTCGGCCCAGTAAAACAGTTATTGGGGGTTTTGGAATCTAAATCCTAGACCTCTGAGCCTCTGAATCTAAATCATCGGCTATATACTTATACTAACACACTTATCAAATTGTTTCAATAGCGACTATTTACATTATAAAAATAGATGGGATAAAAAAGGAGGCATTGCTGTCTCCTTTGTCGGTGAGGGGGTTAGCCTCACGTAGATAAGTGACCACCTCCTCTCAGGCTCTGGCGTCACCGTGGTCTAAGATTTCCGTGCAAATCGGTGGTGAAGGCCGATTGAACGATGCGTTTGGCGTGAAACTTTCGATGGGCTGTTCGTGGACGTCTCCCCTCACGTACATTTGGTAATGTCCGTAGGAGCAGAAGCTGGCGTTGCCATTGAACGGGGTGAACTGTCTGCCGCAGTAAACACAGTGCCTTAGATGTGTGGTTGGATTTTGGTTGTGCATTGTACATAGATATGTCGGGGAACGTATCTATACAATTATACCATTATATTGTGCATCTTTTTTATGAAACATCTCTTCACATTGAGTGCTTCTTCCTTTGTGGAAAAGCTACCTAGTGTCAGTCTTTTTTTTGTAATTGGCTCCCTTACTTGCACTGACCATTTTTTAGTATCTTTTCTTCGATAGACCTTACTCTTTCTATCGTTGTTCAATAGATTTGCTTGGTGAGTGATTTGCCGCAAGTTGGAAAATAAATTGTTACCCTTATTCCTATCAATATGGTCTATAACATATCCATGTTTATGTTTTATTAAAAGGTTATGCAACCTAGCCGAAAAATCTCTACCTTTGTGCATTAAATATCCAAAACTATCTGTATACCAACTGACGGAACTAACTATATTAAGTGAACCTTTATCAAATTTATGAACTGAACCATTATTCAAAGTTTTTATAAAACAAACATTACCACTGCACCAGACTGGGTTCTTTTTCTTCATGTCTCTATTTTACCATAGAACAAACACCGAAGTAAATCGGTGTTTAGTGTGAGTAGATGACTAACGTGGTTGATTGTTTCTGTACCCTTTCGGCTAAAACATCGAGAGCATAATCCTCAACGAGTGGAACAGTGATACCAGCTTTTACGTATAAACGAAAAGCTAATACCATTGCAGAACTATTGAGAAAAATGTCGTTATGAGCATAAGCATCATATATCAACTGGAAGGCTGACATATCAAGCTTATCGGCTGCTTTATATATCAGTTCTGGGTGGCGCATAAAAAGTGGCAAGGAACTTTATATATCAATTATAACACTCTGGCAAACAAAAACAGAGGCTGTCGAAAAGATGTCCCCTGTTTTGTACAACTAACGAATCTCTTTACGAGACTCCGAACCAGAACTTCGCACATGGCGACAGCTTCCAGTAAGGAATTATTCTCTAACTGATTTAACACCGCTGTATATTCCTGAAGCTGTCAGTCCAACAATCACTCCCATTAAGACTCTGATGGGGAAGGATACTTCACCTATGAAGAAAAGAGCCAGAAGTATTCCTGTAACTACGGAAACGACAGGAGCGTACTTGGTTCTCAGTGGGGTGGCTTTTTTAACCAACTGAGTCACAGCCACAGTTACACCTCCGAGAAAGACTGCTACGACAGAGAGAGAGCTTACTAATTCAACAATATTTTTTTCCATTATTTAATTTTTATAATTGATAACAGATACATTATCTTTTGATAAACCTCGACCAGGCCGAGTTTAGCCATCGCCCATTTAAGCGGTGCTGTATCAAAAGACACATTCGTATCCTCTCCATATTCAGCTACGGATAGAGAGAAACGAGTCATCGGGTCAACAGCCCCGCCTACGCCATTGCCCGTATTCTGAAGCATAAACATACCTGTAGAAGTTTTATGAAATTCGTAAAGCATTAGATGTAAGTGACTACCGCAAAAAGGACAAGCAGTGCTTGGAGCGGGATGCACTAGACCAGAATTACCAACGTATCCGACTATATTTTTGTAAACATGTTGTGTGCCGTCTGTAAGGCTAGATAGATGCCAGAGGACAATTTGTACCTTCTTCTCAATTCCGTCTTCTACAAAAGAATCTGATTCTAAAGTAACCCCATTACCTTTAGTGGACATAGCTGAATCGAAGGTCTTCTTGACCGTCCAACCCTTCGGGAAGGGGCAAAAACAAGCAGAGCCATAGGTTAAACGTGGGTCATCGTTATCCACAACTATATCCACACCATTGTGAAAGGGTATATTTAGCCCGTTGTTCTTATACCATTCAACATCTCCAGTAGAACCGAAAGGCTGTGAAATTCTCAGTTTATAGCCATAAGGGACGATAATTGGAATGGGTAGGTTTTTCATTTACGAATTAGGGTTAGTATTTGATACAAAGCCCAACCGACAATAGGGAGTAAGAGAACTTGGACTATCTTGAGTGCTCCACTGGAGTATGATTTCCAGTTCTCCAATTCATTGACTCTTCCATTAGTTTTTAAAGCCTGGGTCAATATCTTATCGAGAATGACATTCTGTCCGTCCAGTTTTTCATGAACATCATCAAACTTCTGTTCTAATTCTCGATTCGTATAGGGCTGTTCCATTTTAATAAATAAATTATACCACGTTATTCAATCTCCCTCCAAATATCGAGAAAGACCTTTAATCTAATAATTTTACCTTTCCACCTAAGAACCGTCCTGACCCATTTACTTCCGTTATGCCTCCACAAAACAGCATAAGACCGTCTTAAACTTGTCTTAGGTTTACCAGCTTGTGGGGTTGTTTCAATTTCTTCACTAGGGCTTGCCGAAGGTGAGACTGAGCTAGATACACTAGAACTTACGCTGCTAGAAGGCGATACACTCGAGCTAGGACTCGAACTAACGCTTGAAGATGGGCTAGAAGAAATACTAGAAGAAATACTGCTAGAAGGTGAGCTGGAAATAGAGGAGGATATAGAGGATGAAGGACTAACTGAACTCGAGACACTGCTTGAGGGGCTGGAAGAAACAGAGGATGAAGGGCTGCTACTTGGCGAGCTTGAGATAGATGAAGAAGCTGAGGATACAAAAGATACGCTCCATAAATCTGTTTGGAGATTTACCTCAACAACACTAGGACTCGAGCTGGGGCTTGAACTTATACTACTCGAAACCGAACTGGAGATAGAACTTGAGATACTGGAACTAATGCTTCTCGATGGGCTAGAAGAAATACTGGAACTAGGACTTGAACTTGGAGAGTTACTAACACTTGAGGAGGGCGAATTGGAAACCGAGGAACTAATTGAGCTTGAGGGGCTGATAGAGCTGGAGGGGGAGCTCGAAATACTCGAACTGACGCTCACGCTAGGGGAACTCGAAACCGAACTACTAATTGAACGAGAGGGGGAGCTCGAGACGGAACTGCTAACTGAAGAACTAGGAGAGCTGGAAATAGAAGATGAGGGAGAATTTGAAATGGAAGACGAAACACTCGATGAGGGCGAGGAAGTGTTAAAGGTCAACGTGTCTGTCGCTAAAATGACATTTGGGTTGTTTGCTGTTGTTGAACCACCAGCTGTTATATCTGTCGCACTATCTGAACCAAAACTCATCGAACCAGCATGAGTAGCCGAACCAGTCGGGTCACCCGAAAGACCCGCCTCAATTACGATACGGTCACCTGCTACAGTGGTGTAGTTACCCGCAACAGAAGCGGGCGCACCCGTTACACTGGTTAACGTAGCCGAAGTTTGTTCCGCTCCGTCTGTTCTTTTAGTGACCAGGGTTTTTTGTAAAGTCGTGCCATTAAAGACGTATACGGCCCAGGTTAGAAATAGGTTGTTACCAGCGTTTGTTTCTGCGTAGCGTACGAAAATGCTGATGGTTTGCGCTCCAGTAATTGTCTGCCCAACATCCAGTGGGTGAGAAATGAATTGTCCCACGATGATATCTGACTGTGTTGAAATGGCCGAAGTGGTGTTCTTCGTAGTCATAGTCGAACTAGCCTTTGCAGTATTGGCTATGAAACGAGTAAATTGCGTCTGGTCAGTCCAACCCGCATTCGGTGTTGGCGAGATTGGTGGCGTGCCTGATGATTCTAGGTAGAGTTTTGTCGCCATACTATTGTGCTAATTGATATACCCGACACGACAAGACACTATTGCCATCCTTGTAATTAGTTAAGTCGGCTACACTAGCAGTCAAATCAAAATCTGTACCTGTTGCGGTAGTAGTGTCGCTATCTAATGTCTCCCATGTTGTCGTGTTTCGATTGTAAATTTGTAGGAATACTTCTGAGGTTGAACACGGGATGTTTGTTTTTCCATTCCACCTGAAAGAGGCCGAGTTACTCGGACTAGAATAGTTTTTAAACTGATGAATAGCGTATTGGTTATCCGCTATCTGGTCTACGTAAACTCCATCGTCTGTTGTAACGTCTATAACGTCTTGAGCTGTATAAGCGGTTGTTAAATCTGCGTCAGTAGCGGGCAAAGCTGCATAATGAAAGCGTGTGTAGTCTTTGTATCCGACAGAAGGTGAAGCCGACTCGCTGGAGCTAGGGGAACTCGAAACTGATGAGGAGACGCTGCTAGAAACCGAACTACTGATAGAGCGAGAAGGACTACTCGAGATTGATGAGCTAGGGCTATTAGAAATTGAACTGCTGGCTGAAGAAGACGGGCTACTAGAAACAGAAGAAGATGGACTGCTAGAAACTGAAGAGCTAATACTACTTGAAGGAGAAACACTGCTCGAGGGACTAGAAGAAATTGAGGAGCTAACGCTAATTGACGGGGAGGACGAAATTGACGAGCTGACACTTCTTGAGGGGGAGCTCGAAATACTCGAGCTAGGACTACTAGAAATTGAAGACGAGACGCTAGAACTCGGGGAACTTGAAACACTTGAGCTAGGGGAGCTTGACGGGGAGCTGCTAATGGACGAAGAAGGGCTGACCGAGGACGAGGGAGAGCTGGAGACACTCGAGCTGATACTTCGAGACGGGGAATTTGAAATACTCGAGCTAGGGGAACTGGAAACGCTGGAACTGGGGCTACTAGAAGGGGAAGACGATACAGACGATGACTCTGAACTCACGACTGTAAATAGACCAGCATTATAACCTGTGGGTGGTGTGTAGGTTAGGGCTGTGGCTCCGAAGTTTGAGGTAAAGTTATTTGTATTACCGTATATAGCCGCTCCAGCAAAAATTGTACCAGATATTCCAGTATAGCCACCCGTCCCTTGTGATACATTATTCTTGTACCAGGTTACCGTACCACCATCCATGTCTAACGCCACACCAATAACATCTCCCGTGGTAAAGAAAGCAGGTGTTCCGCTTTCTACGGAATTAGTTATGAACTTGCCAGGGCCTGTTGGTTTAAGTGCATCAGGGTTAGTATATCCCCAAGCAACATTGCTATAGCCCCATTTTTGACCATCGGCTATAGACTGACCAGAAGTACCAACACCGAAGGAAAATTCCCTAGTCCCTGTGTCGCTATTGACTGTATGTTCCCAATACCACTTACCACTTGTCTTTGAAATTGTAGACCTGAGTGCTCTCCAGTTAGCAGGGTCAGCATGAGTTACGGTAAGATTCCCGTTACTTAGGGTTAAACCACCGTTCTTATCCGAGGGATTCCACGTTGCGTACGTTGCCATTTTTAATATTCTTTAGAACTTAACTTGTCCAGCCTTTTATTCTCGCTATAGGCCAATTTTTGTGTTAAACTTTCAATATGTTTTCTAAGAAGGAAAGAGATAGAATTTTCAAACACGTCAAGATTGACCCAGTTACAAAATGCTGGAATTGGACGAGTGGCTATCTTAGCGATGGATACGGGCGAATATACTGGAGAGGTCATCGCTATAAAGCTCATAGACTGTTCTATGAGTGGAAATACGGACTCATAGAAAAATGGGTAAACAAGATGTCTAAAGAAATTGACCACTTGTGTGACAATCGCTCTTGTGTTAATCCAAAACACCTCAAACTCGTGTCGAACAGAGAAAATGTCCTTAGAGGTAAGAGTGTTAGCGCCCTTAATTCCAAAAAAACAAAGTGCATTCATGGACATGATTCTCTTTATCAAGTGGGGGGAAGAAGGCGCTGCCGAAAGTGCAGACAGATACTTGATGCTTCCCAAAAACGCAATCAGTGGCGTAGACAATGGAGAGCTAGCCGTTCTATTTATTCCAAGACTTAGATTCATTTATTTTTAGTTCTAGTATTTCGTTGTCGCTCCAACCCTTTACCGGAGCAAACCTTTCCACAAGCCATGAGAGAGGCCGTGTTTGTTTGTCCCATTTATTATTAAAAAACAAATCTCTTGCTTTAGATTTCGCTGCGTTTACCTTAGATTGCTTCTGTTCGTAGGGAAACCCGAAGTCACCGCCTTGAGTCCGAAACATGTGTGCATACCATGTGTTATGGTTAATTATAACACGCCCACCTGATAACCAGAACTTACAGGCTACCTCAATTCCTTGAGAACCCCATGAGCCAAAAGCTTCATCGGAAATGTTTAATTCCCAGTATTTCTCACGAGTAAGCATAAAGAACGAACCTTGAATTGAC